ATGGACCGCATCGGTCAGCTGCGCCGCGTCTCGGCCGAAAAGCATGGCCAGAACACCCTGAAATCGCTGTTCGGGGATACCGCCTATCTGCTGTTGAACTGGCCGCGCGCCAAGCAGACCGAAGATGGCACCTGGGAAGCGACCGGCTGGCGGCCCGAGGAATGCGGATCGGCACTGATGGATGCGTGCGTGCGCAAGGGGGTGTTTGATCCCGATACCAAGGTGCGCTGCGCCGGGGCCTGGAAGGGCGACGATGGCGAGCTGATCGTGCATTTCGGCTCGGCCATCGGGGTGTGGCCAGCGGACGGTGGACGGCCGGCATCATACGATCCATGCGAATTGGGCGGATGGATTTATCCGACCCGGCCGGTCCTGCCCCATCCCGCCAAGCCTGCCAGCGCCATCGGCGCCGCCGAAGAGGTGCTGGCCTATTTCCGGTCATGGAACTGGGCCAGGCCCGACGTTGACCCGTGGCTGTTGCTGGGATTTGTCGTCGCCAGCTTCCTGGGGGCCAGCGTGCAATGGCATCCGCTGTTCTGGGCGGTCGGCGACCGGGGCACCGGCAAATCGACGATGCTGATGATGATTTACTGCCTGCTGGGCAACTTCATGCTGAAGATCGAGAACGCCACCAGCGCGTACATCTATCAGAAGGTCGGCCGCGACAGCCGTGCCGTCGGCATCGACGAAGCCGAGCCCGACGAGGAAAGCACCAAGCTGAAGCAGCAGATGGAGTTGGCCCGTGCCGCCGCCTCGGGGTCGGTGATCGGCCGGGGCGGCGCCGACGGCACGCCGGTCGAGTTCTTCCAGAACGCGCCCTATCTGTTCTGTTCCATCAACATGCCGGGGCTGAACGGCGCCGATCTGTCGCGCATCGCCGTCGGCGTGCTGGGGCCGCTGGAAGGCCATGCCTTGCCGGACGACGCCAAGGTGCCGCCGGAAGAAGACAAGGTGATCATGCGCCGGGTGATGGAGCCGCTGGGCCGCCGCCTGCTGCGGCGCGTGGTCGATAACTGGCATCGGTTTCCGGCGGTGCTGAAGGCGTTTCGCGGCGCCATGAAGGCCGCCGGTCACAGCGGACGTGGCGCCGATCTGTTCGGCACCCAGCTGGCCTGCGCCCACCTGGTGCTGTCGGACGCCATGCCGACCGAGGTCGAGCTGGCCGCCTGGGGCGAACGAATGAAGGCCAGCGAGCTGGCCGAGCTGTCCACCGACTTGGCCGCCAACAAGACCTGCCTGCTGCACCTGCTGACCAGCATGCTGGACGTCAAGCAGGGCGGTCAGTCCTTTACCGTCGGCCATTGGGTCGAGAAGCTGGCCACCAACAGGCAGATCAGCGAGGGCGAGCAATCGGGCGCCAAGGACGTGCGCGAGGTGCTGCGGACCTTCGGCCTGGACGTGCGGCCGCACCCGAAGGACAAGGGCAATCCCAGGGCCGAACTGTACCTGTGGGTGGCCTATCGTCACCAGCAGGTGGCCAAGCTGTTCCAGGGCAGCACCTGGGAGTCCCGGCGCGGCGCCGGCTCGTGGGTCGGCAAGCTGGCCAGCCTGGACGGCGCCTGCGCCAACGTCTCGTTCCATTGCGGCGGGGCGGACAAGGCCGTGCTGGTACCCATTCATTATTGCCAGGAAGGCCCGCCGGACGGCGGGCAGCAGGGGGAGCGCAGCGACCCGTCGGCCGCAGGGCGCTCGCCCGTCCAGGCGGCTGCCGTCTGTGACCCTGACCCTTATGCGAGCGACCGGAGCGCGGCCGACACCGCATCCGCCGACCATCGTCAGGCCCCTGACCCCTTCGCCCTCTCTGAAGGTTTCCATTCATGACCCTGACCCCGACCCTGTTTTTCCGAGAAAAAATCGAGGCGAGGCGCCTGGATGCGGGGGCGGTTTGGTTTGTGGGTTTGGGGGGCGGTTTGGTCTTTATTGTTGTAAATCAGTGTATTAGCGGCAACCAAACCGCCAAACCGACCAAACCGCGAAACAGGACACACATGCATGTGCATATGCGCAGGCGGGGGTGCGCGCATGTGTAGCGTTCGGAAATGGCGGTTTGGTGGTTTGGTTTGGATATGAATAGGTAATTTATCCTTATGTTTCACAGACTTAGACACCAAACCGCAGACCAAACCGCGACCAAACCGCTGGGCAAACCGGTTTGGTCGGCTGGGGTGGGTAAAATACCGGAGGATATGCTATGAGCGACCCGAGGGCAGGTGTGACGCAGGTTTTGGCGCAGGCGGCGGATGACCGCGAGCCCGAGTTAGAGCCCATGCAGGCATCGCTGCCGCTGCTGGACCCCGAGGCGCTGGCCGACCTGCCGAGCGGCGACCTGACCAAGCGGGCGGCGGCCATCATGCAGGCGGTGGCCAAGGGCGGGCGGCCGAAGGGCTCGCGCAACCGTCGCACCAAGGAAATGGTCGAGTACCTGCAGCACCGCTACCGCGATCCGCTGGAAGGTGCCTTCGCCACGTTCTCGCGGTCGGCCGCCGACCTGGCTGCCGAGCTGGGCTGCACCAAGCTGGAAGCCTTCGACCGGCAGGCGCACTGCATGGCGCTGGCTCTGCCGTACGTGCACTCCAAAATGCCGGTGGCGGTCAACGTCCAGGGCGACCTGCCGATGCTGGTGCTGGCCGATGTCGGTCAAGCGCTGGCCAGCATGGCGCCGGCCGGCCAGGTCATCGACCATGGGCCGCTGGCCGACGTGGTCGCCGTTGACATCGGAGGCGACTGCGATGCGTGAACGCGACGTGAACAGCAGCGGAACAGGCGCATGCGATGGCGCACGGATGGCGCACGGTCCTGTCAAGGCGGCGGTTTCGCTGGCATCGCGCATGATCCGAACTCACGGTGTCATCCGATCCGCCTCCGACCGTCCGGCCGACCAGCCGTCAGAGGCGGAAAAAATCAAGGCCGACGCCCCCCCCAATCACCCAGTCATTTCCTGCACGGGTGGCACAAAAATGCTCCGACCTTTGGCCAGCCCAGCCGAACCGAACCGGAGCCGGGCGTGGGTGCGGGCTGGGGATGGGCTGGGGTCTGGGTTCAAGGTTTCTTTGTGCGAGGTATGGAGATGAGCTTATCCCGCCCCTTCATCCCCGCTGGGCCGGTCTCGGCGTCGTTCATCAGCCATCGCGCCATGATTACGGCCATCATGGGGCCGATCGGCGGTGGCAAGACATCGGCGGCGCTGATGAAGGCGATCTACATCGCCCGAGAGCAAAATCCCGACCCCGACGGCGTCAGGCGCACCCGGTTCGCCTTCATCCGCAAGACGTATCGCGATCTGGAACGCACGCTGATCAAGTCGTGGTTCGATTGGGTGCCCCAGTCGCTGGGGGACTGGAAGGGCGGCACCGGCGGCCAGCCGGCCCAGCACATCCTGCGCTTTCGGCCGCAATCTCCCGATGGCACCACGGTGGAATGCGAGGTGCTGTTCCTGGCCATCGGCGAGAATTCGGCGGAAGAGGCTTTGCGCGGCCTGGAAGTCACCGGCTTCTTTCTGGACGAAGCCGACACCCTGGACGAAGAGGTTTTGATCTACGCCATCAGCCGCGCCGGTCGTTATCCCAAGACCGACCCGGCCAACGGCTTCCCCGGCCCCACCTGGTCCGGCGTGTGGATGGCGTTCAACGCCCCCGACACCGACAACTGGGTTTATCGCCGCTTCGTCGACGAACAGTTCGAGGGACACCATTTTTTCCGCCAGCCCGGCGGCCTGGAAGCCGGCGCCGAGAATTTGGCCAACCTGCCGGAAAGCTACTACCAGCGCGCCATGATGGGCCAGCCGGACTGGTGGATGCGCCGCATGATCCACAATCAGTTCGGCTATTCGCGCGACGGCAAGCCGGTCTACCCGGAATTTTCCGAGCGGCGACACCTGGCGCCGACCATCCTGCGGCCGACCAAGGGCCTTCCCATCCTGATCGGGCTAGACGGCGGGCGCACCCCGGCGGCGGTGCTGGAACAAATTTCCCCCGAAGGCCAGCGCCGCACGATCGCCGAACTTGTCACCGACGGCATGGGCGCCACCCGCTTCGGCCGCGCCTTGCGTGATTTCCTGGACCGTGATTTTGCCGGCCTCGCCTTCAAAGGCTGGGGTGATCCGGCCGCCAGCTGGGCGGCGCGCGACGACGAGCAGGAACGGTCATGGCTGGAAATCGTTTCGAACGAGGCGCGCATTACGTTCCTGCCGGCCCCCAGCAACGACCCGACCATCCGGCTAGAGGCGGTGCGCCGCGATCTGCTGGAAAGCATCGACGGCGATACCCCGGCCTATCTGTGTTCGCCGGCCTGCAGGGTGCTGGTCAAGGGCTTCCTGTCGCATTATCGCTATCGTCGCATGGCGGTGGCCGGCGGCGCGCGCTTCGACGATCGGCCGGAAAAGAACGACTGGTCGCATGTGCACGACGCCAAACAGTACGTCACCATCGGCGATGGCGGCCATGTCCACGCCCTGGGCCGCGCCAAGTCGCGCTTCTCCGCCCCCATCCAGGCCGACACCGGCTTTTCCGTGTTCGGAGGTCGCCGATGACCGCCGCCCCCCTCCCCCACCTGGTGGTGTTCTGCGATCCGGCCCCGCTCCCGCCCGGTCTGGCCCTGCCGCTGCACGAACGCCTGATCGACTGGGCGCTGCGCACCTTCCTGCGGCCGGGCTTTCGCCATTGCCATGTCCTGGTCCCGGTGTTGTCGCCGGCCTTTCAGGGCTGGGTCCAGATCGACCCATTGTCGCACGCCGTCAACGTCGCCCTGGCCGCCCCCGAGGCGCGAACCTGGGTCGAGGCGCAAGCGGCGGCCGGCCTCTGTTCGTTCGTTTGGGCGCACCCAGTGCGCCTGCCCCGAACGTTGTTTCCCGGGCCGCGCACCTGCGTCTCGGTGGTCAAGGCGGTGCTGGGGCTGTCGTGCCCGGCCCTGACGCCGCATCAGCTTTATCGGCACCTGAAGCGAAAGGAATGCGACATGGGTGGATTATTCGGCGGGGGCGGCAAAGCACCAGAACCCGACAACAGCGCGATGGAAGCCCAACTGGCCCAGCAAAAGGAAGATCGCCTGCGGCTAGAACGCGAGAACCAAGCAAAACGCCTGGCCATGCGTGGCGCCCGGCGCGGCATGTCGGGGGTGCGCTTCACCGCCGCCCCGGCGCCGACGCCGGCCGCCGCCGCGGCCCCATCAGACACCATCGGGGGCTAGACCATGGCGAACGGCAAATCCAAGCCGGCCGGCCAGCGGGCGAAAGCCCGCGATCCGGTCATCCAGCGGGCGGACACCGCCTTTTCACGGCGCCGGAAATGGGATGCGGTGTTGTCGGAAACCTACGCCCTGTGTCTGCCCGGCGGCGATCCCGACGGCGTGCGCGGCGAAGGCGACAAAACCGACACCCACACCTATGACGACACCGGCGTGCGGGCGCTGCGCGAACGGGCGCAACGCATGCACGGCTCGCTTTATTCGCCGTTCGCGGTGGTGTGGGATTTCGAATATTCCGGCCTGCCGCTGGAAGACATCCCCCCCGACCAGCGCGACGCGGCCCGCGCCGTCCTGCACCGCAATGCGCTTCGGGTCTACCAGGCGGTGACCAATTCCAACTTCCACCTGGAAATGGCTCAGGCCATGCGCGATTGCCTGGTATCGACCGGCTGCATCAGCGTCAATCCCGGCGACCCGTCCGGCCGGCCGCTGGTGTTCGAGGCCCTGCCGGTCAGCCAGTGGGCCGGGCTGGAAAGCCCGGTTACCGGCGTGCTGGAAGACGTGTTCCGCAAGCGATCGGTCACCCGTCCCGATGCCGAGCTGATCTGGGCGCAGGGCAAATTCGACACCGTGCCCAATTGGGCGACCAAGCGCGCCGACGATCCCGACGAAGAGGTGGAAATCCTGGAATGCCAGCTGTTCCGATCGGACACCGGCAGGTGGGAATACCGCGTCTATGTCGCCGATGGCGAACATTTGGTGCACCAGGTCAGCTTCGCCTCGAAACCGATCATCCCGTTCCGCATGGACAAATATACCGGCGAAACCATGGGTCGCGGCCCGGCGATGAGCTGCCGGGCCGACATGAAAACCGCCGACAAGGTGGTGGAACTGGTGCTGAAAAACGCCACCATCGCGGTGACCGGCATCTGGCAGGCCGACGATGACGGCGTGCTGAACCCGGCCAACATCAAGCTGGTGCCCGGCACCATCATCCCCAAGGCGGTGGGGTCGGCCGGCCTGCAGCCGCTGACGTCGCCGGGCAATTTCGACGTGTCGCAACTGGTGCTGGTCGATCTGCGCGGCAACATCAACGAGGCGATCAAGGGTAAGGAACTGCCCGGCTTCGATCAGGACCGGCCGGTGGCCTATGCCTTCCTGTCGGCCGAACGCGACCGCGCCGCGATCGAGGTGCCGGAACACCAGCGCATCTATTTCGAATGCGACTGGTACCTGGTGCGCCGTATCGTCGATATCTTGTCGCAGCCGGCCTTCATCGGCACCCCCTACGGGCTGGAAACCTTCACCGCCGACGGTTCAGAACTCAAGCCGGTTCCGGCCAATCCGCTGGTCGCCTTGCAAACCCAGGCCGAAGCCAAACAACGCCTGCAGGCCCTGGCCGAAGTGGCGATGGTCGCCCCCAACCACGTCCAGCAGGAAGTCAAGCTGGGCGATCTGGTGCGCGAGCATCTGCAAAATGCCGGCTTCCCCGACCACCTGCTGTATTCGGTCCAGGAAAAGCAGGCGATGGCCCAAGCCGCTCAACGCGACCAAGCCCTGCGAATGGAAGGCCTGCGCCAAGGGGTTGCCGCCTCGGCCAAGCTGGCCTCGACCGATGCCGGCGGTCAGTTGCTGGGCCAGGCCGGCCAACTGGCCGACGGGATGGCCCCGTCATGAGCCCGCGTCCCGATCAGCGCACGGTCGATAGCGCCTTTGCCCGGCTGTTCGCCACCGCCGACGGCCGCGTCGTCCTGGCCGAACTGGAACGGCTGACCCTGCGCACCATCCTGGCCGACGCCTCGGACCAAACCTTAAGGGCGCAGGAAGGCAAGCGCGCTTTGTTCAACCACATCACCACCACCATCGAACGAGGAAAACATGGCTGATATCGCTATCACCGCCCCTGAAGCCCCGGCCGCCCCGCCCGCCGCCGAAGCCCCGCCCCCCGCCGCCCCTGCGACACCGCCGCAGACCCCGGCCGCCCCGCCCCCGGCGCCGGCCGGCCGTGTCGTCCGCTATGGCGACAAGGATCTGGATGTGCCCGAACAATTCTGGGATGGCCAGGGCCTGAACACCGAAGCGGTGCTGAAGGCCAACGCCGACATGCGGGCCAAGCTGTCGGCCATCCCTAAGGTGCCCGACGCCTATGACCTGGCCGCCGCCCTGCCGGCCGAGGCCAAGGACAGCTTCGCCGATCTGCTGGACGAAAAGGCCCCGTTGCGCGGCGAATTCCTGGATGGCCTGAAGGCCAACGGCTTCAGCGAAGCCCAGGTCAAGTTCATGCTGGGAATGGCCGCCAAGCGCGACGCCATGTTGGGTGAAGAACTGAAGCGCCTGGAAGCCGAGGCGACCAGCCAAGCCGTCGCCGAAGCCGTCAAGGTGCTGGGCTCGGAAGACAAGGTGCGCGAGCTGCAGGCGTGGTTCGGCCAGGTGCTGGGCCTGTCCGCCAACGAAACCGCCATCATCCCCGCCACCGCCCTGCCCAAGCTTAACGCCCTGCGCCTGTCCCTGGCCGGCGGCGCCGTCGCGCCGGGCGGCAATACCGCCCTGCCGCCAAGCATCACTCGCGACGACGTGCGGAAGATGATGGCCGACAAGGATTATCTGACCAACCCGGCCAAGCAGAAACAGGTGCGCGATTTCTACAGCCGGACCTATGGCGATGACGGCGACATGAAGGGGGTTGGCTGAGCAGGAAAACGTTCCTGACGCATCCGACGTGCTTGTGGGCGTAGCGTCCCTTTCAGCGGCTCTATCCCTCCACCGGACCCGCCGGCCTTGGCCGACAGGTGGTTTTTTGGGCGAAAGCCCCTGCGGCATATCGAGGCATGCGACCCGCAGTACCTGCCCGCCGGCCCTGGCGTTACGGGGCAAGCTGGGCTGGTATTGCGGGTTTCGCATTTCCGGCCCTGGGACCAACAGGAACGGAAGGCCGAAATATGAGCACCTCCATTATCAATGCCTATTCCAAGGAATATGGCGACAAGGTCCATGTCGCGTATCAGCGACAGGGCTCGAAGCTGCGCAATACCGTGCGTGCCCGCAACAACGTCAATGGCGCCATCGCGGTATTCCAGAAGGTCGGCAAGGGGTCGGCCAGCACCAAGGGCCGTCACGGCAAGGTGCCGGTGATGAATATCGATCACGAAGCGGTCGAATGCCAGCTGTACGACTATTATGCCGGTGACTGGAATGACAAGCTCGACCAGCTGAAGGCCGACGTCAACGAGGAACAGGTGCTGGTCAATGCCGGCGCCTACGCGCTGGGCCGCAAGACCGACGAACTGATCATCACCGAACTGGACAAGTCCACCAACTACGCCCTGGACGGCACCACCGCCTTGACCAAGGCCAAGGTCCTGCTTGGGTTGGAAATGCTGGGCAACGCCGACATTCCCGACGACGGCGAACGCACCGCCGTGGTCGGCTGGAAGCAATGGTCGGACCTTTTGCAGATCCAGGAATTCGCCGACGCCGATTATGTCGGTTCCGACGATCTGCCGTGGAAGGGCGCCCAGGCCAAGCATTGGCTGGGAACCCTGTGGATGCCCCATTCCGGCCTGACCAAGTCGGGCACCGTGCGCCATTGCTACTGGTATCACAAGACCGCCATCGGCCATGCCTCGGGCTGCGACGTCAAGTCGGAAATCACCTATCACGGCGACCGTGTCGCCTGGTTCGTCAACAACATGATGAGCCAGGGCGCCGCCCTGATCGACGCCACTGGCGTGGTCAGCCTGCGCTGCCTGGAAGCCTAGCGCCCCTCCCCTGCCGCTGGCTTCCCCAGCGGCAGGATAAGGAGGCCCGCCAATCTGACTAGAGGGACCCCGAATATGGCTTACCTGTCCAAGAACCTGTCGGTGCTGTCCAGCGCCAACGCCTTTACGATGTGGCACTACACCACCACCGACACCGCCGCCACCGTCGATACCGAAGGCTATTTCAACCAGGCCTCGGGGATGCTGCGGGTCGGCGATTTCATCGTCGCCAACGTCGATACCGACGGCACCCCGGCGCACGGCCTGTTCGTCGTGCTGTCCAACGCTGCCGGCGTGGTCGATGTCGGCGACATGGTCGCCGTCGGCGGCACGGATACCGACTGATGGGCCGCAAGCCCCAGCCCCCGGCGCAAGCCGGGGGCGTTTCCTCCGATCCGGTGGCGAACGCCCCGGATTTCAAGGAATTCGCCCTGTCCGGCGCCGGCATGGACGCCCCGGTTCCCGAACCCGGTGCGCCTCACCGGCCGGTGCCGGTCAAGGTCCGCCATCGCTCCATGACCTTCCTGACCAGGGGGTGACATGGCCCTGTCCGCCATCGCGCTGTGTTCGCGGGCCCTGCTGAAAATCGGCAGCGGCACCATCGCCAGCTTCGACGAAGGCACCGCCGAAAGCGAGGTGGCGGGCAATCTGTATCCGTCGGTGCGCGACGGCCTGCTGTCGTCGCATAACTGGACCTTCGCCACCGGCCAGGTGAGTTTGGCCCGGCTGGTGGCCAGCCCGGTGGCGGATTTCGACAACGCCTTCCAGCTGCCGGCCGATTTCCTGCGGGCACTGTCGGCCGGGGTCGATCGCGGCCGGGGTCTGACCTATCGCATCCTGGCTGACCGCCTGCACACCAATGCCGACGACGTGGTGATGACCTATGTCTACCGCCCCGACGAAATCAACTTCCCGCCTTTCTTCGATCAGGCGCTGATCGCCCGGCTGGCCGCCGAGTTCTGCATCCCGCTGACCGAAAGCACGTCGCGCGCTCAATTCCTGTTCGGCCAGGCCGAAGATGAATTCCGCCGCGCCAAATCCATCGACGCCCAACAGCACAGCCCGTCGGCCATCGAAAGCTTCCCGCTGGTCGAGGTGCGGTCATGAAGGCGCCGTTCCAGGTTTACGGCTTCCCGTTGGGCCGGCTGGACCCCGACATGGCGGCGCGGGCCGACATGAAGGCCTATTACCAGGGCGGCGCCGAGGTGCTGAACATGCTGCCGCGCGCCCTGGGTGGGCTGGATCGCCGCCCCGGCTTCACCATGCGGGCCGAAATCCCCGAGGCCGCCACCGGCTTCCGCCTGGCCCCGTTCGAGGCCGGCACCGCCGCGCGCTATCTGATGGTTTTTCTGCCCGGACTGATCCGCCTGTTCCACGACGGCGAACAGGTGCACGAAATCAGTCCAACGCCATGGGATGCCGCCAAGCTTGCCGGCCTCGCCTGGACCCAATCGCAAGATACCATGCTGCTGCTGCACAAACTGGTGGCCACCCGCAAGCTGTTTCGCCAGGGCAGCCACACCAGCTGGACCTTCGACACCGTTTCGTTCAAGAACCCGCCGTCCTGGCAGTGGGGCGCCGACACCGCCGGTACCGTCACGCCGTCGGCGAAGACCGGGTCGGCCACCATGACATCGAGTTCGGCCGATTTCGCCGCCCCGGTCGATATTGGCTGGACCGTCCGCCTGCCCACCGGTCACGGCATCATCACCGCCAAGGCGTCTGACCTGGTGGTGACCGTCGATATCAAGGACGAACTGAAGGACACCAATGCCGTCCAGCCCGGCGATTGGTCGGTCGAGGAACCGGCCTGGTCCGATGCGCGCGGCTGGCCGTCGGTCGGCACCTTCCGCCAAGGCCGCCTGCATTTGTTCGGAACCACGGCGCTGGCGGCCAACGGCTGGTGTTCGCGGGTCAATGCCCCGTTCGATTTTTTCGGATCTGACGAAGCCCTGGCCGACGAAGCAGCCGATTTGTCGTGTGAAGATGACGGCGTCAACGCGGCGGTCGGCTGCATTTCCGCCTCGCGTCTGATCGTCACCACCACCGGCGGCCCATTCGCCGTTCCGCAAAGCCCGACCACCCCGGAAAATTACGATGCCGAACGCATCGCCCGGGTGAAATGTTCGGCCATCCCGCCGGTCGAGGCCGATGGCGTCGTCGCCTTCGTGTCGGCCGGCGACGACGATCTGCACCAAAGCATCTATGAACTGGTCTACGAGGAAGCCTCGGAAAGCCGCTTCCTGTGTTCCGACCTGGCGCTGTTTTCCGCCACCACCATCAACGCGCCGGTGGCGATGTCGGCCCGGCGCGGCTCGGGGTCGAACACCGCGCAATACATGTATGTCGTCAACGGCGACGGCACCATGGCGGTGCTGCATTCGCGCCGCGCCGAAAAGGTTACCGCCTGGGCGCTGTGGCGCACCGATGGCGATTTCCTGGATGTCGCGGTGGTCGGCAACACCGTTTATGTGGTGACCAAGCGCATTATCGCCGGCACCACCCGCTACTTCCTGGAAACGCTGGACGAAGCGGCCCTGGGCGATTGTTCGATCCGCCAGACCGCCGAAATCCCCACCGCCACCTGGACCGGCCTGGGTCTGTTCGATGGTCATGCCGTCCGCGTCGTTGCCGATGGCGCCGTCGCCGGCACCTTCACCGTCGCCGCCGGCACCATCACCCTGGACGCCCCGGCCGCGTCGATCGAGGTGGCGTTGCCGTTCTCGTGGGTGGTCGAGACCATGCCGGTCGAAGCCCAACTGGCCGACGGCACCCTGGTCGGCACCATGGCTCGGGTGTGGAAATGGGCGGTGCATGTGCAAAATGCCGGCACTTTCCGGGTCAACGGCCGGCTGGTCGAACACCGCCGTCTCGACACTGCTCGGTTCGACCAGGCCCCGACCCTGAAAGCCGGTGTGATCGAAGGCAAGGATTTGGGCTGGAGCAAGTCCAAGCCGATCCGCGTCGAAGGCGATGATTTGCAGCCGGCCACCATCTTGAAAGTCGTCGCCTTCCTGTCGGCGGCGTAAGGAGAAGATCATGGGCAAGAACGCAGGCGCCACCATCCTTCCCCTGCTGGCCATCGGTGGATTGGCGATCGCCACCGGTGGTTTCGGCCTGGCTGGGGCTGCCGCCGCCGAGGGGATGGCTGGCGGCATGGCCGCCGCAGAAGGCTTGGCGGGAACCTTGACGGTTGCCGACACCGCACTTCTTGCGACTGAAACCATGACGGTTGCCGACACTGCCCTTCTGGCTGGCGAAACCATGACGGTCGCCGATAGCGCCGCGCTCGCTGGCCAGACAATGGCCGGCGCTAGCTCTGCCGCCCCCCTCACCGCCGGTATCGGCACCACCGCCCCCGGCGCTTTCGTGTCCGGGTCGGAACTGGCCGCCTTGGGCGCGCCGCAGGGGATGCTGGCCAGCACCGCGCCGGCCGCCGTCAGCACCGCGCCCGCCGCCATCGGCACCACCGCGCCGACGGCGACGGTGGCCACCATGGGGCCGACTTCGGCCGCAGCACCTGGCATGATGCCCGTGGTCCCGGCCGCGCCAAGCTCCAGCCTGTTTCCGTCGCTGATCGGTGGGTCCGGTTCCGGCGCCCTGCTGACCTATGGCGAGGCGGCCGGCCTGGGCGTTTCCGCCGCCTCCAGCGCGATGCAGGCGTCCAATGCCCAGGCCTCGGCCGAAGCCCAGCAGGCGGCGCTGGAACAGCAGCGCCTGGCGACGGAACTGGACGCCGAAACCCGCGCGCGAGACAACGAGGACAATCTGCGCGGCGTGCTGGCAGCCCAGTCGGTGATGTTCGGCGCCCGTGGTGCCAGCCAGGGCGGCCAGACGGCGGCCCGCCTGGTGGCCTCGGCGGTCGGCGACGCCAACGACCAGGGCGACGTCATCGCCGCCGAGGAGCTGGCGATGCGGGCCGATAACGGCCTGCGTCGCGCTGCGCTCCGCCGGTCGGCCAAGGGCGAGCTGTTCGGCTCGGGCCTGCAATTCGGCCGCGATGCCTGGTCGGTGCTGTCCGGCCGCCGGGCGATCGGGTGACGTCATGAGCTTGCGCGGTCGCACCACCTTCCCGTCATCCCTGGCCCGGTCCACCCGGCCTCGCCGGTCGCTGGCATCGGCCGGCGCAGCCGGCGGCACCGGCGCCGCCCTGGCCGAATTCCTGTCGCAGACGGCCGGCGACATGATCCAGGACGCCCAGACCGCAGACGCCGAGCAGGTCGCGATCCAGGCCCGCCAAGAAGGGGCGGCGGCCGGCGTCAAGGCCGGCGCCGATGGCGGTGTCATCGCCCTTGCCCCCGGCGACACCGTGCGGGCCAAGGCGTTCAATGACGCCATGGTTGGCGGCTACACCGCCAGCCTGGACGTCTACACCCACGCCAAGGCGACCGAGTGGAAGGCCCAATATGCCGACAATCCCGACGGCTTCAAGGACCAGTGGGCGGCGCTGTCGGCCGGGCTGGTGCGAAACCAGCCGGCCGAATTGCAGCCCGAGGTGCAAGCCCAGCTACTGAAGCGCGGCGCCCTGATGCACTCGGACCTGGTCGCCGCCAAGGCCACCAAGGATTTGCGTCTGGCCGAGGACCGTGCCAACGGCGACATGCTGTCGGCGATGCTGAACGCCGACGGCCAGTCGGAACAGGCCTGGCGATCGGGCAACGCCACCGCCGCCGCCGGCCATGACGCCACCTGGGCCGATTATCTGACGCGCCGCACCGACCTGCACGAGACGCAAAAGGTGCAACTGGCCGACGGCTTCCGCCGCAATCGCGCCCGCGCCGCCGTGCTGGGGGAATTCGACCGCGTCAAAGCCAAGGGGCTGGACGCCGCCGAAGCCTTCGTCCGCCGGCTTCCCGCCGCCCACAAGGACCAGGACCCTGACGATTTGACCCGCTGGCAGGCGGAAATGGAACGCGGCCTGTCGGATCTGAAGGAACAGCGCCGCGAGGCTTTGTCGGCCCTGCACGACCAGGCGGCCGACGCGCTGTTTCGCGCCGAACGGGGCTATGGCGCGCAGCCGCTGGTCGATCTGGCCAACAAGGCCCGCACTCTGGGCGATGACCGCCTGGCCGCCCGCCTGTCGCAAACGGTTCGCGCCGCCGATCTGGCGGTTGATCTGGCCCATATGCCGCTGCCGGCCCTGGCCGCCAAGGCACAAGATTATGAACAGACGGCCAAGGCTGGCGGCGATCCGCGCCGCGCCGAAATCGCCCGGTCGGTGCTGGCCGAACAATCCAAGGCCCTGGCCACCGACGCCATCGGCCATACCCGCCGCCAAGGTTTCGCCGTTCCGGCCATCGACTGGTCCAATCCCGACAGTCTGGCCGAACGCACCCGGTTCGCCGACCGGCTGTCGGGCATTCACAAGATACCGGTGTCTGCCCTGGACAAGGCCGAGCTGGCCGACCTTCATGCCCGGCTGGACGCCGGCAGCCCCGACGACAAGGCCCGGCTGCTGGGCAGCCTGGCCAAGGGGTTCGGCACCCGCCGCCTGCCCGAGGTGCTGGACGCCATCGGCGCCAAGGACAACGAAACCGCCCAGGCCGGGGCCATCGCCGCGCGCGGCGGCAATGGCGGCCAGGTGGCCCGTGACATCTTGTTCGGCCAGGCGCTCAGGAAGTCGCTGTCTTCCGACAAGGCCGGCGGCGGCCGCCAATATCTGCCGCCCAAGGATGAAGCGTTTCGGCTGTTCTTCGAAACCGCCTTGCCGCCTGCCGCCCTGGCCGCCATGGCCCCCGAAGATCAGGCCGGCATTCAGCAGGCGGTGATTTCCAGCTATGCCGCCAAATCGCATGCCGCTGGCAAGGCCCATCAGGTGGCGGTCGATCCTGTGCTGTTTCGTGCCGCCGTCACCGATGTCACCGGCGGCGTGGTCGCCTGGAACGGCAAATCCTTCCCGGCGCCCCGGCCGGGCGTGACCCAGGCCGACATCACCAAGCTGGTCGATGGCCTGACCGACAACGATTTCCTGATGGCCCAGGACAAGGTGACCCCTGCGCAGGTCCGCCATCACGGCCGGTTCGTGATGAAGGAACCGGGCCGCTATTTCGTCGAGATCGGCGGCGCCTTCGTGCACGACAAGTTCGGGCGTCCGCTGGAACTGGATTTGGGCTTCAAGGCCCGGCTGAACCGCATGGGGGCCGACTGATGTTTGTTTCCGAAGCCTCGATCCGATCCGCCACCGACCTGGCCGCCGCCCGCCCGCTGGTCGGCCCGGTGCTGGATTATGACGCCTCGCTGGCCAGGGCGCTGGACGATCAGCGCTATCGGCTGAATTCCAATTCCGAAAGCCGGTCGCGGCGCGACCTTTATGACGATTATGCCGACGAAGTCTTCCAGGCCACCGGCCAACGGCTGGAAAATCCCTGGCGAGTGTCGGACCAGCACCATAATTACGCCCAAAGCGCGGACGACGTGCGCCGCAATCTGGCCTGGCGTCAAGCCCAGGTCGATGCATTCCATGCCCGGATCGAGGAATTGGCGCCGGCCCATCCGCAGGTGCCGGTCAAGTCGGCCGCCGACATGCAGCAGCAGGTGTTCGCCCGCGCCCGCCAGGTCAAGGACGATGCCGCCCGCCCCGGCACCGAAGTCGGCTGGTCCGGCCTGGGCTCGTTCCTGGGCTCGGCGCAGGGCGTGATGGAAGACCCGCTGCAATGGGCCATGCTGGTGTTCGGCGGCGGCGCTGGGGCCGGCGTCAAGGCGGCTGCCCAGGCGACCCTGGCCGAACGGCTGGCCCTGGCCGGCAGTGCCGTCGCCGGCACCGCTGGCCGCGAGGCGGTGGTTGGCGCCGCTGGCGAGGCCTTGGTGCAAACCAGGGTCGCCGATTTCAACCAACGGGCCGGGATCGATTATGGCCTGGGGGATGCGGCCGAACAGGTGGCCTGGGCCGCTGGCGGCGGCGCCGTCCTGGGCGGCGGCCTGCACGCCGTCGGCCTGGGCATGTCGGGCCTGCTTGATCGTTGGCAGGCTGCCAAGGCCGCCGGCCAGGTGGTCGAAGACGGCGAAACCCGCGCCGCCGAAAACGTCTTGAAGGGCGTGGCGGCGGCGCGGGCCGGCAATCCGTTCCCGGCCGGCGTGGAAGGTGATGTGGCATTTTCAGACGCCAGCGATACGGTGTTCCGCGCCTTGCGCTCGGGCGATCCGATCCCTGCCGAGGTGGAAGCCCGGTTCCGCGCGCACAGGATCGACACCCTTGGCGATCTGACGGCCCGCGCCTTGGCTGATCCCAAGGCCGGAGACGTCGTGGTGTACGGCGTCATGCCGCCGCATCAGGTCAGGGCTGCATTCCAAGACTGGCCCGACAGCAACGATTTCCGCACGCACCCAGTTCGTCGCCTGACCAGCGACACCGTGCGTCACATCGTCAATGGCCACGGCCAGGATCAAATCCCGTTTCGCCTCGAACACGTCAGCCTGATCCCCGACGTGGTCGAAGGTGGCGAGTTGGTTTCATCGGGCATTGGTAAAGGCGGCCATGAAATTAAGTGGCGACGGCTGATCGACGGCAACTGGCTGACCGTGGTGGAAATCGCCAAGAGCGACAAGCGCCCCATGTTTGGCGTCGTTACCGCCTATTGGAACAAGGGGCCGAAAGACGGCGGCGGTGGCCCAAAGGGCGCACCGCCGCGTGACGCCCGTTTCACCGGTTCCATGGCCGAAAGCCCCGAAACACACGGCACCGATGGCAATCCACGGCCCGCAGGTGACAGTCCCGTCACCACCAATATGCGCGCAGCGCGTAATGAGCGCAAGTCCCTGCCGCCAGAACTGGCGCCGCCGTCTTCCCGCCCGCCCGAGACGCTGTCGGCCTTCCTGCGCCGCAAGGGCGGCCTCAGGGACGATGACGGCTGGCTGGCCCATCTGGGCATCGACAACAAGCTGCGGCCCGGCCTGATTTCCGCCAAGGGCCAGCATCTGGACGATGCCGCCCTGCGTGCCTGGGAAGATGGCTTCTTTCCCGAATATGCCGAACGCCCCAGCCCCGACCAGCTGCGCCGCGCCATCGCCGACGATCTGGATATCGAAGGCGCCGACCGGGTGCGCGGTACCGACCTCAACGCCCGGCTGGAATGGGATGCCTATCATTCCGGCCTGGCCGAGCTTGACCGTATGGGGGTCGATCCCTACGGCAAGAGCTGGGCTGAAATCCAGGCCGAAGTTGGCGCCTTCCACACCCGCGAAGCGGCCGACGCCAATGCCTGGCGTCAAGCCCTGGCATTCATCGACCCGGCGGCGGCCAAGGCGCTGGATGACGAAACCGCCTTCATTGCCCGGATATCCGGCGATCTGCTGGCCGACGACGTCATGGTGCCGTCAAGCCTGGTCGATGACGGCGCGCAAATCCTGCGGTCGGCCCGCGAAGCGCTGGACGAAGCCGACGACGATGCCCTGACCTGGGGCTCTGCCATCACCTGCTGGGGGAAAATGTGATGCTGACCTGTTCGTTCAACCCCACCGTCAAGAAGGAGTAAGCGATGCTGACCGTGTCCATTCTTCAGGCGGCGGTGCCAGCGGCATCGGCCGCCGCGATCCACCGCCTGGCCGAACCATTGGCCCAGGCCTGCACCGAATTCTCGATCGATAGTCCTGCCCGGCTGGCCGCCTTCTTGGCCCAGGTGGCCCATGAAAGCGGGTCGCTCGCCCGCCTGATCGAGAACCTGAATTATTCGGCCCAGGGTTTGCTGGCCGCCTGGCCGAAGCGGTTCACCCCGGATCTGGCCGCCGTCTATGCTCGCCAGCCGGTCGCGATCGCCAACCGCGTCTATGCCGACCGCATGGGCAACGGCGACGAGGCCAGCGGCGACGGCTGGCGCTATCGCGGCCGGGGGATGATCCAGTTGACCGGTCGCGCGACATATGCCGCCTGCGGTTCCGACCTGGGGCTGGCCCTGGTCGACCAGCCCGACCAGTTGATCGAGCCGGCCCCGGCCGCCCGCTCGGCGGCGTGGTTCTGGCACACCCGCGACCTGAACGCCCTGGCCGATGCCGGCGATTTCGACGCCATCACTCGGCGCATCAACGGCGGACTGACCGGCCAGACCGACCGCCGGAAACACCATGCCCACGCGATGGCCGCGCTGGGCCTTGAAACCATGGAGGTGTAAATGAACCTGACCACCATCCTGGGCGATGTCGCCGCCATCGCCGCCAATCCAGTGCTGGGCCTGGCCAAGGTCGCCATCGACCTCGCGCCCGACATCGCCGACCTGTTCGGCGACGACGACGCCGCCAAGACGGTCGAGAAGATCGCCACCACCGTCAAGGCGCTGACCGGCACCGACGATCCGGCGGCAGCGCGCGAGACCCTGTCCGATCCCGTTCTGCTGGCGCAGTTGCGCAGTCAGGCCCAGGCCTTCGCCCATGCCGAGACCATGGCTCGGATGAACAACACCTTGGCAGCCTTCCAGGCGACCCTAGGCGACCGTCAGGGTGCTCGCGCTCGCGACATGGAAATCACCAAGGCCGGTAGGACCAACCACCGGGCGAACGTTCTTCTGGTGGTGGCGATGATTGGTGTTGTTGCCTGCATCTGCGCCATGATCTTCGGCCAGATCGACGGGAACACGGCGCTGGGCGGCACCATCCTTTCCATCGCGGTGATGCTCGCCAACAAGTTCGTGACGGCCTTCGATTTCGAATTCGGCGGCTCGGCCGACAGCGCCGAGACCCGCAACCTGCTGGCCAAGGCGCCGCCGATTGCGTAG